CTGACAACTTTGGCCCTGCTGCATTCAGCGAGGCCTTTATGGTAGTCAACGACGAACTGTATTTGATTGGTGGCAACGATGGGGCAGCAGTTGGTGCAGCTAGTTTATACATCACCGTTCGGATCCGTGCTCGTGTTGTCAAACTATCTACCAAGGACTGGATGGCGATTGCAATTCAATCAACTGCTGAGTCGTGATTCTAATGGCTTGCGAAACATGCAGGCTACTCAAGGAGTTGCTTGAAAGTGCTGGCGTCTCTCCTGATGTTGCTGGGCCGGTTAGTCAAATGGCTGCCCCAACGGAACGGAAAGTCAAGCGCAAGGCTTCAGATTACTCTAAGCGGTACGGCCGAAACTTCAAGCGGATCGCAGGAAAGTACAAACTCAAATCCGGAGCTTGGGCAAAGAACGGATTCAAGCGAGCACAACGAGAGGCTCATCGACTTACCAAGAAAAAGAAGTAAATTCTGAAGTGATACTATGGAACGACGATTGACAGCACTACACCCCGCATTAGTATCCCCGTACGATCCCTTGACATCCACGTGGTCTACACTTGTTGGATGGACTCAACTAAGCCCTACGGTGCTTGCACATGAGACTTCTATTGATCTAAGTGGGTATGCGATGGAACGACTTACATTCTTCCCCCAGGCTATCGGTCTACAAGACCCTGGGACCTATTCCTTTGGCCCAGGTCCGGCTGCTACATACTCCGGTCTTCAAGTCCTCGACATCGTAACCAGTGTCCCCCTCGATTTACTGGTAGTTAGCGATGCTATGACAAATGAGAATGTAGGACCTGGAATGATAGGTTCATTGGCTAACTTTGAAACGCTTGTATTTGGGATGTATCGATTCTTCACACAGAATACAAACCTTCCAATTCCAAACTATCAGCAGCTGGAGCGTTCACAAAGATTTGATTCAGGCGAGCCAAATGCTTCAGATCGATTGTATTGTTATCGAATTGTCACCTTGTTTGCAGATGATCTTGGTGATGGTGCAAACATTTCAATCCCCGCTGCACGCCAACTGGTTGGTGGAATGATGGATGAAGAATCAGAACTGGTCTACATGCAACGCCTCAAGCGTTCTTATGAATTGAAGCAGGGATGAGAATGATTCTCCCCGTACTATTGTTCAGAGGTTTCGACGATCGAATCGAACAGGTCGCTCCAATCGCTGACTTTATCCGCGCTCCGGAAAGTGCGCTCGATCTAAAGCTCCAAGATGTTGCCACTGTTCTGAATGGATTGGTCCCAAATGCTCCTGCCATCGTTAGTGGTGGATTGGATGAAGAAGGATTTTCACCTCAGCAGCGACGCCTTCAAAAGAAGCTTGAAGAAGTTCCTGAAACCTTTGGAGCACCAACGCCATTGAAATTAGTTTACGAAACATTTGAGGCCATTGCTTGGTCCACTGGATCGATGGACATCGCTGCATCATCGCCAGCCATTGCTCAGTATGAAGATTCGGCACTTGTTGGAATTGGTCCGATGATCATTTAGAACAAAGCATGCAAGATTGAACCCAAAGGAAGTTATATTCACATCGAACGACTTCACCAGTGCTCAATCGTTGGTTGTGTTTGCAGAAGTAAGTCTCATCGCAAGCTTCACACTTTACGCACATTATTCATCCAACTCCACTTTTGGATGACGAGGCCATCCATACATTTTCCCAATTGCTACCCATTTGTATTGCGGGTTGCCTGATGGCAAGATTTTATCATAATCTGCAACTCTTATGTATACAGTCTTCCAGGTTTTGTTTTGACTCATTCTTCTTCACCCCAACAGTCAACGCACACCCAAATCCAGCGCTCCTTGTCGCGGAACATTGGCCATGGAGCATCGATCAGCACTGCGCGGTATGGTCCATCCCATGCTTTCTCGCCGTACAGATCGCATTCGTTGCAGAATGCAAACGAATGGATGTCGTGCTTGAACTCAAACCACTTGGTTGGAACTAAATCCATCCAGGTGTTCATTGTTCCGCCGCCTTCTTGAGTGCTGCCATAGCTCGACGATCTCGGATGATACGTGCGCATCCATCTTTGCCCATGGTAGACACTGCTGCGTCGATGACCTGGGACATCTTGTAGCCGTCATTCTTCATGTCTTGCAGGATTTTATCCGTCTCATCGCTCACCGTTATGCTGTATTGGTTCCCCATAACACGCCCAAGCAGTTCCTAATAATAATGTTATTGTTATTTGTCTCCAAAAAAAGGGGTAGGCAGAATAATATCATATGGCTTGTTAGCATGGGGTGGGTGTGTCGGGGAGAGTAACTTATGGCGTGCCACCCTAAAGAAGATTGAAGTGATGTGCAGGGGCGAACATGTTCGCTCTTTATAGACTGTCAAGACTTGGGAGAACCATGGCAACCGCAAAAACCGGCTCCTTTTACTTGACAGAAACAGTGCAACTTGCAGCAGCAGCAGCAAATGGCACACGATCGACCAACACCGTTGACCTCTCAGCGTATGTGAATGTCCCAACAGGGCAAGCAATCGCAATCGAGAGCGTGGACTTCATTGTCCAAAACGGTAGCAACTTCGACTCCAATGTTGAAGGCATGCTTGCCGCTAATGGATCCCTGGGCTTCCAACTTACTGACCTTTCACCAGGAGGCCAGTTTGTCCGAGCCGATAGTCACTCATTGGTGGCTTCTGGCGCACTTAACATCGACATTGCTAACAACATTGCATCCCACTCAAACGACTTCTACCCTGACAACTTTGGCCCTGCTGCATTCAGCGAGGCCTTTATGGTAGTCAACGACGAACTGTATTTGATTGGTGGCAACGATGGGGCAGCAGTTGGTGCAGCTAGTTTATACATCACCGTTCGGA